ATTATACAACTTCGACTTTAAATATTATATTTGCTGAATGGGTTTCGTCTACTCGCGTTGAATATTGGATAACTAAACCAGCATAATATGAGTTACTACCATTATTTAATTGAAAATGGCCCTTCATACGGAGCATTAACAACCGCATGGATAACGGCAACTGGAGAAACAAATACTACTATCATAAATGCATTAAACACCTTAGAAACTGATTTAACTACTTACGGTTTAACTGCTAAGATTAAGGCTTTATATCCAATGGTTGGGGGTACTGCTACTAAGCATAAGTTCAACTTTATGGATGCAAGAGATTTAGATGCTGCATTTAGATTGACGTTTTATGGTGGTTGGACTCATTCAAGTACGGGAGCTTTGCCTAATGGGACTAACGCTTATGCTAATACTTTTATGGCGGGAACGGTTATAGATAAAAATTCAACACATAACGTGTATTTAAGAACCAATAGCACGGGCTTTACGTGTGATATTGGAATATTGGGAACGACTGGCTTTCAAACTGAATTTATGCCACGTGGTGCCTCAAATATTCTATATTCTGATTATCCTTATACAAGAGATACTGTTGCTAATACAGATTCAAGAGGTAATTACACTATTGTAAACGCTTCAGGTATAGGAAAAAAAGTTTATAAAAATGCAACTTCATTGATTTCTACTGCCTTTCGCAACGAAAATTTTAGTGGCACTAATTTTATATTTAGTAATTGGGGATATTCAGCTCAAGATAGATTTTCCAATAGAGAGATAGCTTCTGCATTATTAGGTAATGCTTTTACGGCTGCGGAAATAGTTAATTATAATACGGCAATACAAGCATTTCAAACAACTTTATCTAGACAAGTATGAAAATAACAGACATAACACAAGCAGAATGGACTACCTATGTAGGTCTATTGACTATTGAGCAAAAAGACTTAATAGTAGGTCAAGAGTACACTACGGATAGCTATTTCAATCCTATTCAAGACTTAAATAACAATTGGGTAATATCTATTGAAGAAATGGAATACTGCACAAATGTTGAATTTTTATGGGTTAAGGATTTAACACTAATTGAGTATATTCCTAAACCATATCCTATTCTACCATTCTAAAAATTTAATAATAATGCATTTTCGTAAATATTTTTAATATTTATACCCAAAAAAAATAAAAATGGAAACAGTTACAGAAAAACAAGTTATGTCTCAAGAAGAGATCCAAACACTATCAAACATTCAAAACAATACTCAACAGTTAATATACGAGTTGGGAGAAATTGAATTATTTACATTACAGATGGAACAACGTCGTGATGATGCGAAAAAAGTTCTTAATGATTTGAAATCTCAAGAGCAAGATTTCAACAAACTTATATTTGAAAAATACGGTAAAGTAACAATTAACCCAGAAAACGGAGAAATATCCAAAGTAGATTAAACATACCATACTATTTTGATATTTATAATAAAATAAAATTTAATCATGGCAGAATCCATTGTATCACCAGGAGTAGTAGTAAGTGAGAATAACCAATCATTTATTACTGCCCAACCAGTCCAAGCAGGGGCTGCTATTGTAGGACCTACAGTTAAAGGTAAAGTAGGTATACCAACTATAGTTACAACATATAGCGAATATGATAATGTATATGGTTCATCTTTCGTTAGCGGAAGTCAAACATATTCATATTTAACTTCATTATCCGCATATAGTTATTTTAACAATGGTGGTACTTCATTACTTGTAACTAGAGTAGCTAGTGGATCTTTCACACCTGCAACAGCATCTATTCAAAGTTCAACTGCATTAACTTCAGCATCTGCTGCATTTAGTATAGTTCCATTTGATCCATCTGGATCATTCATTGTTAACGGTATAACAATTCAAGTAACCGGCAGTACTCTACCAGCAAACACATCTACAATAATTTATGTGACTTCTGGTTCGACAGTAAATGCTACAGCAACAGCTATTTCAACTGCAATAAATGTAAGTTCATCTATATCACCATATAGCACATCTTTATTGAACATAAGTTCAAGTACAGCAACTTCAAATTTAACATTAACGTATGTTGGAAGTAATGGATTGACAGGAAATGGAATATATTTCACATCTGGTAGTACAACAACTTATTTATCTGGAGGAACAAACACATCCGCATTTGTAATAGAGACTTTATCTCAAGGTAAAATCATGAACAGTGATAGTACTGTATTTGCTGATGGTACTTTAGAAAGTGGAAGTATGGACAATCTTAGATATCAAATAGTTGGACCTGATGTAAGCACAGGTACATTTACATTGTTGATAAGACAAGGAAATGATTCAACATATGCACCTTCAGTAGTAGAAACATGGAGTAATTTATCGTTAGATCCACTTTCATCAAATTATATTGAGAAAATTATTGGAAATCAATTTGAAAATGTAGCTAGTGACGATGGTGAATATTATGTAGACTTAATTGGTAACTATAAAAACGCTTCAAGATACGTAAGAGTAAGATCGGTTAACACACCAACACCACAATATCTAGACAATTCAGATACCCCAAAACCACAATTCACAGGTTCTATTCCTGCAGTAAATGTTGGATCGTTTGGAGGTGCAGATGGATCTAATATTCCTTCTGCTACAGGTAACTATTACGAAGATATAAACAACGCAAATACACAAGGTTTACAAGCATCAGCATATACTGAATCAATATCATTATTAGCTAATAAAGATGCATATAGATATAATTTCATTACAACACCTGGATTGATTGCAGATGGATCTAATTACCCAACCCATTTCCCCGTAGTATCATTGTTAGTGTCAATGATTCAAACTAGAGGAGATTCAATGGCGGTAATTGATTTAGTTGGTAAAGGATCTAATATATTATCTGTAACAGGAAATGCAATTGCAATAGACAATTCATATGTTGCTACTTATTGGCCTTGGCTTCAAACTATTGATCCAATAACTGGAAAACAAGTTTGGGTACCATCATCTACACTTATACCTGGTGTGTATGCGTTTAATGATAGTATTTCTGCTCCATGGTTCGCACCAGCAGGTACTGTTAGAGGAATATTAAGTAACGTAATCACAGCTGAGAGAAATTTAACCCAAGGTAATAGAGATACTTTATATCAAAGCAATGTAAACGGAATAGCAACTTTACCAGCATCTGGTGTAGTAGTATTTGGGCAAAAAACATTACAGAAAAAGAAAAATGCATTGGATCGTGTAAACGTTAGACGTTTATTAATTGAATTAAAATCATATATTTCACAAATAGCAAATACATTGGTATTTGAGCAAAATACTGAAGCAACAAGAAATTCATTTTTAGCTCAAGTAAATCCATATTTAGCTTCTGTTCAACAACGTTCAGGTTTAGATTCATTTAAAGTAGTAATGGATGATACAAATAACACACCAACTACAATAGATAATAATCAATTAATTGGACAGATTTATATCCAACCAACGAAAACGATCGAATTTATTATACTTGAATTCAATATTCTTCCATCAGGAGTAACTATTTAATGCAGTAATAATTTTTTTAACCAATATACTAATATTTATAAACAAAAAATAAAACATGGCAAATTTCACATCATCTCCGGGTGTAACATTAAATGAAATAGATCAAACGTATCTATCGGGTCAACCGGTTCAAGTAGGCGCTGCTATTGTAGGTCCTACAGTAAAAGGCCCAGTTGAAATTCCAACAGTAGTTTCTTCTTACTCAGAATATCAAAACATTTTTGGAGATACGTTTACAAGCGGAAGTGACGTTCATTCGTACTTCACATCAATGGCAGCATATAATTATTTTAATTATGGTGGTAGTTCATTATTGGTAGCAAGAGTAGTATCTGGTTCATATACAGCTGCAACAAGTAGTCTTGTCTCAAATAGTATAATTGCAAATATGGGTAATACTGCATCTGTTTCAATTGATGCTTCAGTTGAAATGGTAGGTGATGTTACTGGTTCTTTTATATCAATTACAATAAAGGTTGGATCTACTAAGTATTGGATTGCTCCAAATGCTGCTGATGTTAATCAATATTTTAATGTTTTAAATTATTATTATACATCTAGTGGTGCTACTACAAATGATAATTACGATAATTACATGTCAGCTATAGTTAGCACAATTAATGATCCATCAGCTAATTTTAAAAATGGTGTAGGTATAACAGCAAGTTATTCATCCCCTAATCTTATTATACAAGCTATAAACGGTGGTACTGCATTGAATGGTGTAACTTTATATAGGGGAAATTATATTGGAGGAACTAGTGGTGCACTAATAGGAACACTTGCTGGAGGTACAGCAAATGTATCGTCTAATACTTTCACATTAGAAACAATTTCTGAAGGTGCTATAATGAACAACTACACTAACTTACCAGGTGGAGCTTTACTTTCAGGATCTAAAGATAATATTAGATACGAAATTACACTTCCGAATACAGGATCTGGAACATTTAATGTTGTAGTTAGAAGAGGAAATGATATTACAAACAAAAAAGTGATTTTAGAATCATTCAATGGAGTAAATTTAGATCCAAATTCACCAAGATTCATATCTAAAGTAATAGGTGATCAAAGATTGAGTTACGATTCAGTTAATAATCAAATGGATTTAGTTGGAAATTATCCAAACGCATCTAGATTTATACGTGTGAAAT